AGCACGAGTTCCCCTATCTGCAATGGCAGATGGAAGTGCACCGCGCCAAGCTCAAGGCGGCCTACCCGCACGCCGCCGCGAAGATCGAAGCCACTGCCTCGCAGGGCGGCGCCGACGACATCTACGCGCGTGCCACGCGCGTGGCCCTGTCGCAAGGACTGCCCACCACGCATCCCGGCGACGCGCTTTTCAATCTGGTGACCTTTTCGCGCACCTGGATCCGGCCCTGGGCGTTTTACTCCATCGAGGACGCCGCGGTGCGCGACGCGCTGCTGCAGCTTTTTCCCGACGGCTGCTACGCGGCCTTCGCCGGAGACACCTACTGCGAAACGCGCAACGAAAGCATGGACGATTGCTGGCGCGTGATGCACGCGCTCCCCGGCGACGGCCAGAATCGCCCCAGTGTGGGCGACTCCTTGATTCAAGTGCAGGAGCGTTACAACACGCTCTCCAATATTCAGGCGGAAACCTACGAGTACGGCATCCCGCCGATCTATGCCGACCCGCAGGTGCTCGATTTCGACGCCCTGGCCAGCCAGACCGCCGAGCCCGCCGCGCATTACCCGGCGCGCGCCCGGCCGGGCATGTCCCTGGCCGAAGGATTTTTCCAGCCGCTGCCCGCGCAGGTTCCCCCGGACATGTTGCGGCACCAGCAGGACTTGATCGGCCCCATCGCGCAATTTTTGACCGGCCTGTTTCCCGCCGTGTTTGGCGGAGAGATGGAAAACGTCAAGACCGCCAGCGGCTACGCCATGGCCCGCGATCAGGCGCTGGGAAGATTGGGCCTGATGTGGCGACGCCTGAAGGATTTTTACGGCGACCTGCTGCTGCTCAGCGTGGATTGCTTCCGCAAGAATCGCCCCAACGATGTGGAGATTCCGTTTCTCGGCGCCGGCGGCAACTACGAATCCAAATTCATCCGCCTCGCGGACCTGAAGGGCAATATCCTGGCGTACCCCGAGTCCGACGAAACTTTTCCCCGGCTCAAATCGCAGCAGCGCGCCGTGCTGCAGCAACTAATGGCCAATTCCGATCCCACCATTCAGGCCGCCCTGCATGAGCCCGCCAACCTCGGCTTCATCAAGTCGCTGGTGGGTCTCAGCGAGCTGGTGGTGCCCGGGGAAGACGCACGGAATAAACAGTTGCGCGAGATCCAGCAACTCCTGCTGGCCGCGCCGCTGATCGTGAAAGCCAATCCGGACGGCGCGTCGCCAGGGGATGTGCGCCTGGTGCCCACCATCGGCGTGGACCAGCTCCTGGACGATCACGCCATGGAGTTCGAGGAGTGCCGCCGCTGGGGCAGCTCCGATGCCGGACAGATCGCCCGCGCGCAAAATCCTGCGGGCTTCGCCAACGTGCACGCGCACGCCGCGGCCCACGCCGCCGCGCTGGCGCTGCAGCAGGCGCAAGCGCAAGCATCCACCGCCAAACCATCGACCCCGGTTAGAGAAGCAGGTCCAGAACAAGGCCAGGGAGGAAATCATGCAGCAGGGAAGTAGCGCCGGCGCGCCCGGCACATCCGGCTCCGCCGCGAACGCGGCGGGCGCCACCGCGGTATTGACCGACGAGCAGATATTGGGCATGGACCCTGTAGGCATAGCGCCGTCGGCCGGCACGCCGTCCGCAGCGGGACTGGAAGATTCTCCCACCGGCGCGGCTCCCGATCTCTCCCGCGCCGCTTCGCCGGACGCCCAGGAAACCGCGCCCCAGGCCGCCGAAGCCGATCCGTCGCAGAGCGCCGACGCGCGCGCGGCAAGCGCGCGCACGGAAAACGAACCCGCCTGGCTCCGCGCGCTGGAATCGCAACCCGACGCCGCAGCGGAGGCTCGCCGCTGGCGCGCCGCCGCAAGCGACGCCGCGCAACTCGACGCCGCATACTTCAGCGCCGACCCGGGAGCGCGCATCGGCCTCGCCGCGCGCCTCTACGACACCGATCCGGGCGCCTTTCGCGCCATGCTCGCCGAGGGCGCGCGCATGCTTTCGCAGCGCGACCCGCAGGGATTGGCGGAACTTGCGCGGCAGCTCGGCGCAACCGAGCCGGCAGCGGCGCAGTCGCCGTCCCGGTCGCTCGCGCAAGCCGCGCGGCAAGACTCGCAGCCCGCCGCACAGACCAACCCCGCGGCCACATTTCCGGCGGAGGCCTACCGCGAATTCCAGGCCGCCGCAAACGACGCCGTGGGCCGCCGCGTTCACGACGCCATCGACAACACGCTGCGCTCCACGCTGCCCGAGGGCATCGCCGAGGGCGCGCGCCGGCGGATCGGCGAGGACATTTTCCAGGAAGTGCACACGGCGCTGGCCGGCGACCGCGACCTGGCGCGGCAGATCGGCGACGTCCTGTCCGGCTGGCGCTTCGACGCCGCGGCGCGACAGCAAGTCACGGCCCTGGTCTCCGGCCGCGCCCGGGCGGTGCTTCCCGAAGTCGCGCGGCGCGTTGTGGCCGAGTGGACTTCCTCGGTGCTGGCCTCGGACCGCGCCAAGTCGGCGCGCATCGCCGCGGCCGCCTCGCGCCACGACATCACCGGAGGCCGCCTGCCGGAGCCCGTGCCGTCAAGCTCGCTGCGTCCCCGCGATATCGATTACGGCCGCCTGAGCGACGAACAGATTCTGGCCCTGTAGTTAGGTAACCGGCGCGGCTACCGCGCTCGCTGCGTCGTCGGACGCATACCGCTTTTTTTGAAGGCCGCTCACAGCGGCAGAGGAGAAAACACAATGGCGCAGATGCAGAATACGCAGACAATTGCGCTGCAATTGGAAAAGGTGCGCGACAAAGTGCCGCTGCTCTATGAGCGGGACGACGTTCTGCTCACCATGATCCAGCAGCGCGGGGACGTGGAAAAAGTCAGCTCGCGAAACATGCGGCTGCCCCTGCAGTTGATCCCCGGCGGCAAGGCTGGTTCGTACAACGCCGACGGCGGAGACCTGGGACGCGGTTCGGGCACCAGTTACGACGTGGCGCAGGTGTCGCCGATCTTTTTCCGCTTCGCGGTGGAGATCAGCAAACTGGTCGAGTACGCCACCAACGCCAAGGAAAAGGCCATCGAAAACGCGGTCAAGCGCGAGGTGGCCAACGGCATGAAGCAGTTCCGCTCCTTCCTGGACAAGCTGATCCAGACCGGCGGCAACGGCGTGCTGGGCACGGTCAGTTCGTTTTCCAGCACCACGTGGACCATGGCCACGCCTCCCGGCGCCGCGCTGGTCTATCCCGGGCAGACCGTGCAACTCTACGATTCCACGCTCACCACCAACCGCGGCACGGCCAACGTGGTTTCCGCCGATCCCATCAGCGCCACGCAAACCATCGTGGTGGACGTCAATCCCACGGGCATCACCAATGGCGACCTGATGGTGCACGACGGCCTTTCCGGCGCCCAGCCGGTGTCGCTCTACGGCATCCAATACCATCAGAACAACGCCACCACGGGAACCTGGCTCAACCTCAATCGCGCCACCTACCCGCAGCAGTTGGCTACGCCGCGCGTGAACGCCGCCAACTCCGCGCTGGTCCCCGGCTACGTGCGCCTGGCCATCAACAAGGTCCGCAAATCGCTGGGCATCGGCCAACTCGGCAAACTCATCGCCTACACCTCCGTCGAGCAGGAACACGCCTGGGAAAATCTGGGCATCACCATCAGCCAGGTGATCAAGGAGACCGGACGCGACACCGCCAACGATCTCGACCTGCTCTTCAGCGGACGGAAAACCATGTCCGGCGTGCCCATCAAGTCCTCCATCAACGCCAGCCAGACGCGCGTGGATTTCCTGGATCTTTCGCACTGGGGACGCGCGGTGATCAAGGACATCGATTTCTTCGAGGTCGGCGGAAACACCGTGTTTCCGATCTACGGAGCTTCCGGAGGCATCTCCGCGGCATTCATCTTCTACTTCGACACCGGTTTTCAGGTGTGGAACGACTCACCCCGCAGCGGAGCCTACATCGACACGCTGGCTCGGCCGTCCGGTTACTGATCCATCTCCCGGTCCGGGCGCGATGCGCGAGCAGCGAATTTTCCCGCTGCGCGTATCGTGCCCGGCCGCCTTTTCATACAGCGAAGAAAGCGCCTAAAGAGAGCGAGGGAAGAGAACATGGCGATCACTCTTACAGTCACGGACGTGGATCTCGGGGCCACGCTGGTCTACGCATACGGCACCGTGGCGTTTTCCGGGACGTACACCAATGGCACCGGCGACACCGTCAACTGGACCACCATCGCCGAGCAGATCGGCAATTCCGGGCAGATCGCCGTCTCCAGCATGGGCAATCCGTCGTTCGGGCCGGTGCAGGCGTCGTTCACCGTGCAGGGCGGCACGCCCAATCAGTACAACCTGGCGCAGGGCAGCGCTCCCAGCAGTTGGGTCATGCGCGGCTACGCGGCGGGCGGCACGGAGTTTTCCACCGGCGCCTACCCAAGCTCGGCCACCGGCGACAAGGTCGTGTTCGCGGCCATGTTTCGCCGCCTCACCTAACCGCATGATCCGCGTCCTTCGCGAAACGCACCAGGCCACGGGTGCCGTGCAGCGCCGGCTGCGCCTGGCCGGCGGCAACAATCGCTTCGGCGAGCCCAACTACCGCGCGGTGTGGGGGTGGGAGCGCCTCGGCTGGATCGGCGGCAAGTGGCAGGACCGCGATCCCGCCGACGGATCGCTGTTGCGCGAAACGGTCGAGCTGCGCCGCGTGCCCAAGTACACGCCGCACGACCGCTGGCACATCGAGCGGTGGCTTCCGCCGGAAGCCTACGGCTCGCCCCGCGACTGGTACGCGCAAACCATCGAGCGCGAAAACGGAGTCAGCATCCCCGCGCTGGGGCCGTATCCCTTGCGCGGCGAATATGAGCACTGTTTCACGCTGGAGGGGCCGCGCGGCGAATTTGTGCAGTTAACGCCGACCGTGGCCGAATACGTCGCGCTGGCAATCGAACGCGGGCGGCATGCCCCGGCCTCTCAGCGCCGCGCGGCCATCGACGAACGCGAGCGGGGCATTGAGCGAGACTACGATGAGTGGGCCTGGGAAGTGCTGGATAGCGGCTGCCCCGCGTTCCACGGCACGCCATTCGTTTCCGTTTTGTAGAAAATGTTCCAGCAGCGGAAAAGTGGAGCGGTCAGAGCAAGCCGAGCAGGTAGAGCAGTCCCAAGGTGGTCACGGTAAAAAAAAGGATTGAGACGACGATCTGATTTCTGCGGATTCTTCGCTCGTCGCGGATATCCATCTTTACTTGTGGACCCCCCTTGTCGAAAGTGTGAACGTCTTTAGCACAGCCCCTGGAAGCAGCGAATCAAACCGGCATTACGCGGCCCGGTATTGAACCGGGCTTTAGGCGGCCGGGTATCGAACCGGGCTTTGAGCGGCCGGGTATCGAACTCGGCTTTGAGCGAAAAGATACACAACGAGGTACAAGTGATGCAACAGGAAACAGCGGTAATCGTTAACCTTACGGAACAGAGCTGGACGCTGCATCGCAGCTACGGTGTTTTTGCCATTCGCGGCTGCGCGCAGGGCGAGCCGTACACGCTATCGCGCGTTTCCGCCTGCAAGGCGGTCATGGATCTGGGCGACAAGCGCACCCTCGACGTGCCCATCACCGCGCAGGAGGTGGCCCGCGATCTGTGCCGCGAAGTCAACGGCGACGGCGGGGAAGAGAGCTACTTCGGCGTGTTCGTGGCCGCCGGGGAGATGCCCGCCGACGGCGAGCTGTCGCAGGGCCGCGCGCAATTGGCGACCTTCTATCGCCGCATGGTGGCCGCCGCGGATCGCGAATGGGAGCGCTCGCACTCCTACCTCTTCATTAACGATATCGAACGGCGCGCCGCGCAGCACCTCGGCATCGAGAAGGAATGGTATTACCAGCCGCGCGAATGGGCGGAATGCCCCGGCTGCGCCGAAAAAATCAAACCCGGCGTCGCCGTATGCAAGACCTGCGGCGCCATCCTCGACCGCGAAAAAGCCGCCGCGCTCGGCCTGGGTCCCGCGGCCGATTCCCCCGCGCCAAAAGAGATCGCCGCTCCCGCGCAAAGCTGAGGCCGGCACGATGCTCCGGCGTGAGAAAATGAAACCGCGGGAAACAATCACGGGAGACAGAACGCCATGCTGAAGATATTGAATAGAATTCGCGCCCAATGCTCGTCCCAGGTCGATGGCGGAGCAGATCGGGAGGCCTGCCGGAAAGCCGGTCTAATGGTTCGCCGTAGCATGGCGGCAGCGGCGATGCTGTTAGCCGCTTTGTCTCTAGCGACGGTGGCGCAGGCCCAGGGATCGCGCAAGGATGACGTCGTATTCAACGCGCAGGCGCAGCCGATGGCCGGCGCCACCGTGCGCGTGTGCACCTCCTCGGCGACGGGAGAGCCCTGCTCGCCGCTGGCCAACATCTATTCGGACGTCGCGCTGACGCAGGCGCTGGCCAATCCCACCACCACCGACGGCCTGGGCAACTATTCGTTCTATGCCGCGCCGGGCCGCTACATGATCGAGATCTCCGGCCCCAACATCACCACCAAACAGATCCCCAACGTGATCCTGCCCAACGATCCCAGCGTGCCCACGTTCACCACGGTCACAACCACCAGCGGCATCAGCGCCTTTTCGCTCTCCCTAAGCGGCAACCTGACCGTCAGCGGCAGCGCCGCCGTGACCGGCACGCTGACCGTGGGCGGCGCACCCATCCCTTCCGCGGCCGCGAATAATCAATTTACCGGCGTCAATTCCTGGACCAAAGACCCCATCTTCGGCTCTACCTTTCCCTGGACGGACGTCAGAATTAACAGAGCCCTGTGCGACGGAATGACCGACGACGCCACGGCGTACGGAGCTACATACACCACTCTAAAGAACGGCGTGGGCGGCACGATCAAGGTCTGCAACGACATTGTGTTTACGCCGCCCTCGGAAACCTTCGGCGGGGGCTGGATCACGGCATCGCTGGACGGCCTGGCGACCGTCAAGGGCACCTGGACGATGCCGAACACGTTCGCGCTGGTTTGCGGAACCCCGCAGATGAACGCCTCCAATCCGTTCTTCGTGGACCAGCCGACCTGTCCGCTGCAGCCCAACAGCACCAGCATCAATCCGGTCATCGCCACATCCGGCGCGCAGAATTACCTGAAAGACCTCGATCTGGCGAACTTTGGCGGCACCGGGGTAAAGATCGCCGGGAACGACGACCGCCTGATCGATATCTGGTCGGAAAACACAAACTCCGCGGAGACCGCCGCGCTTCCTTTCGAGAATACCCATGGCACTTTCGGCTTGTACCTGGACCACGGGGGCTGCGCCGTAACCACGGGAAGCACGGTGCCGTGCATCGAGCAGCACACCAGCGCGATTGCCTACATCGACCACACCTTCATGAGCGCTCACGGCTACTATGCCGAGACGGCCACCAATCCCAGCGCGGGCCCCAACTGCGGCGACACCATCTTCAACCAGCAGCTGATGGAGAACGCGCTGAACGACGGAAGCCCTTTCAGCTCCATGTACACCTTTCAACTGGACGGTTGCCCCTTTGTTGGAGAGATGATCGAGAATCCCAATTTCGCCGATCAGATAAGTTCCACCACGCCGCTGATTAACGTAACCCGAGCCACGGGAACCTACCAAATCAATGGCATTTCCGTGGATTATCCCGACGGATTGCAGGGGCCGCTGTTTCAGACCCCCTCGACCTACGGCTCCTTTGTACTCGGCGCGGATGTCCGCGGGAGCGCGACCATCACGGCGCTGGGTCTTTATGGACAGAATGCCTATCACTACCGTCCCGGAAAAGGCGGCGATGTCTGGAACTATGCCGGCGTCAATAATGCGGGAACGTTTGTGGGCGGCGTGGAAGTGGGCATGCCGGATCCGCAAAGCATCAGCTGCACGCCTTCGGCGAGCGGCGGATCGTTTGCCGCGGGAACCTATTACGTGGTCGCTGCGGGCGAGGATTCACTGGGCAACGAGTCGGTTCTCAGCTACGAGGTCGGGCCGTTCACGCTGACCGGGTCGAGCAGTTCCATCGGATGCTCCTTTCACGCCTCGCCAGGCTCCGTGGCTACGCGCTTCTATGTGGGAACCTCGCGCGGCCTCGGCTATAACATCTACTATCGCACGACGAATACCTCTTCTTTCACCATCACCGGCAGCGGAGGCGTGAGCCAAAACCCGACACAGATCGTACCCAACACTTACAATCAGGCGGCCACGGACTGCCTGGGCCCGGCTTGCAGCTCCGCCAATTATCCCAATACCACGACGGAATATGTTGGGACGGCCGGCTGCCTCGCGGTAGGCAAGCAGGCATGCACCTCGGATACCACGCCCGGGGACGTGCAGATCGCCGGGAAGCTGGCGATCGGCGGCGGTGTGTCCACCGCGTTTTCAACCAAGTCCTCGGCCTACACGCTCACCGGTTCCGATGCCTGGGTAAACGTCACCGGCACCACCACGATTACCGTGCCGCATGCCGTGGTGGGGCAGCGCTGGGACGTG